ACACCCCGAAGACAGCATCCTCACAGGCGACCTATCTGTTTTGGATGCTTTTTTAATGCCCCTTTTACTTTCGTTAAAAATTGATGGATCTCCCTCTATTGTTTGGGGTCGTAACCCTGCAACTGGTTGTCAGTTCGTTGGCACGAAATCAGTTTTCAATAAGAACAAAATCTTAATATGTGAGACCCCTTCGGATATAGAAAAGTTCTATGGTCACAAACCTGCATTAGAGAAAATCTTAATGTATTGCATGGCATACCTGCCAATCACAAAAAACATTTATCAGGGTGACTTTATTGGATTCGGTGGGTCTAAGAATTACAGACCGAACACTTTAACCTATAAGTTCCCTGAGGTCGTAGATGCTAAAATCATAATGGCACCGCATACAAAGTACTTCGCAGTGAATGATCTTCGTGATGCAATCGCAATGCCTCTTACTGAGAAGTTAGAAAGCGGATCTCATGTGAAGTACGTTCAACCGACTGCGTTTATATCTGATGATTTTAATGAGGGCAAAAATGATGCCTTCCATGAGTTAGCAGATTTGATTGAGTATGCGAAGAACTGTGCGACTGCTGTTGACTTCGTAGATGAGAAGACAGCGAAGAAGATTAAAATCAATTTGAACTATCTCATCCGTGAGGGTAAAGAGGTTAACCCATCTGACTTTGACGGTGAGGGAAACTATGGCAGTTCAAATTTGATTGAGTTATGGAAGGTCGTTGAGGATATAAAGTTGAGAGCATTGGATCTATGTGAGGACAATGCAGAGTTTGAGACATGCGTGATGGGTGACCCCGAACCAATCAAAGGCGAAGGGTACGTCATGATCACTCGCTTCGGTTACTTCAAATTGGTTGACCGTCGTGAGTTCAGTTACAATAATTTCACTAACCGTAATAGGAGGTTTGCAACAGCATGAATTATAATAAGTATAACTCAGAACTGCGTAAGATCATGAAATTTCATGGGTACACAGTTCTAAGAAAGAAGAACCACATCATCTGGATTAATCCTACAACGGGTGAGAGATATGTCACCCCTGCATCATCATCTGATGGCAATGTGCTTAAAAGGATTAATCAGAAACTGAATAGACAAAAGGTGCTCATCCGTTCGTGAATCAGACAGTCCCCCCCGTTGTTGGGGGGGTTGTTTATAATTCCAATGGATCCCCTAAGCTATAAACGACCCAATCCGACCTTTCGATATCACGATAATCAAATTTTTTTTTCTCATATATAATTTCGACACAGGATTCGATAATATGAAAAAAAATTCTGGAAAAATTTTTGAGACCATACAGGTCGATTCTATAACAAATCATTATTATGTTGAGTTACCTGAATGGGTCGTCAATGATTTTGGATGGTATGAAGGATCTGATATACAACTTACATTAGATGGCAATGAAATCGTTATTACTGAAAGAGATGACTAATCCAACGTATCACATATACTTAAAGAACAATTGTTTGTTTAAAGATTTAACTGAATGGGAGTTTAATATTATATGGAGACGGATATACAAGTCGTATTTTACAGAAGATTTAACGTATGAAAAGTTAAGCGAACCTGAGATGGTCGATGCATCATATTGACAATCGCTATATAAAATGATATAATTGAAGTGTAATTACAACACGTTATGGCTAAAGGATTTACAGTAAAAGCAAAGGCACCTGTAGCGACTAAAAACAAAGAATCTGAGTGGGATTACGATAGGGCAAAGCAACTAGTACAAGGAAAATCAGTAGTATTCTGTTTACCTGGTAGAGGAGTATCGTATCAATACTTAAAGTCTTTTGTTCAACTTTGTTTTGACTTAGTGCAAGCAGGGGCAAGTATTCAGATCTCACAAGACTATTCATCAATGGTAAACTTTGCAAGATGCAAATGTTTAGGAGCGAATGTATTGCGAGGACCAGACCAATTACCATGGGATGGTAAATTAAAATATGATTGGCAACTATGGATTGATAGTGATATTGTTTTCAATTCTGAGAAGTTTTGGCAATTAGTATTAATGGAGAAGGATCTTGCAGCAGGTTGGTATGCCACCGAAGATGGTAGAACTACATCTGTAGCACATTGGTTAGAGGAAGATGATTTCAGATCAAATGGTGGAGTGATGAATCACGAAACTGTTGAAAGTATATCCAAACGCAAAAAACCATTCACAGTAGACTATACAGGTTTCGGATGGTTATTAATTAAGAAGGGCGTTTTTGAACATGAAGGTATGCCTTACCCATGGTTCGCTCCTAAGATGCAAGTCTTCGAGAGTGGCAGTGTTCAAGACATGTGCGGTGAAGATGTATCTTTCTGTCTCGATGCAAAAGATGCAGGTTTCGAGATCTGGTGCGATCCACGAATACGTGTAGGACATGAAAAAACAAGAGTTATATAATATTATAGTAAAGGATAAGGTGGTATTCTCTAGTCTATCTCAAATGGAAATGTTTGAGAGACTAGAAGACCTATCGATAGAATTCTATCAGACAGGTACACCGCATCCTAATCAAATTAGAACTGAAATTATTAAGGAGGATTAAATGCCAGTAAGAACTAAGACAGGTTCATGGGGTTCGCAAGAATTTGTTGAATCAACGCCGAAGAAATCTCGACAAGGAAACGGCAAGCATTCAAAATATTCAGCAACATCCCGTAACTCGTCTCGAAAGAAGTATAGAGGACAAGGAAAATAACTTAAGCGTCTCGAAAGGGACGCTTTTTTAATGCTAAATATTTTGATCTATGATTATTCCTAATAATAGGTATAAATATATTAAGAAAACTGTTTATTATTTCTAATTTAAAATGAAAACAAGGATATCTAGGTCATTTAAAGATATTAGTTTGTCCTTTAAGGCACATCCAATAACAAAAGATATTGGGGCTATTAAGAACGAAGATGCAATTAAAAAATCTGTAAGGAACTTAGTTCAAACTATTCCGAGAGAAAGATATTTTAATTCTATCTTAGGTAGTGATGTTACTGGTCTTTTATTTGATTTTGTAGATTTTGGTACTGCATCCAATATTGACCGCCAAATACAAACAACAATCACTAACTTTGAACCAAGAGTTGAAAATTTAGATATAGAAGTAATACCCAGACCAGATGATAATGCATTTGAAGTTATCATTCATTATGACATCATCGGACAACAGTTTCCTACACAAGAGTTTTCCTTTATATTAGAAGCCACAAGATAATATGCCTATTACTAAATTTACCAATCTAGATTTTGATCAAATAAAATCTTCAATAAAGAGTTATCTTCGGGCAAATTCAGACTTTACTGATTTTGATTTTGAAGGATCTAATTTATCAATGCTAATTGATACCTTAGCATATAACACTTATATTACAGCATTTAACTCAAATATGGTTGTAAATGAATCTTTTCTAGATTCAGCATCTGTAAGAGAGAATGTTGTTTCATTGGCACGAAATATTGGTTATGTACCACGGTCTAAAACCTCTGCACAGGCATCTATTTCGTTTGATATTAGAACTGATACCAAATATGATTCAATAACGTTAAAGGCGGGTTTAATATGTGCTGGAAAAACAGATGACAGTTCTTTTGTATTCTCTATTCCTGATAATATAGAAAGAACTGCAGTGGTTGAATATGATACATCTACTGGACAAGAAATAGATAGAAAGCATCAATTTACAGATATAACAGTATATCAGGGAATATATGTCACTAAAACATTTGAAGTTGATGGTTCATTAGACCAAAGATTTATATTGGATAATATGGGTATTGATACTTCTACTTTAGTTGTATATGTCAATAACTATGAGAATAATAGATTGGTAGATAGTGTAGGAAGAGGTTCTTTATACAGAAAAGTTGATAATATTTTAAATATTGATAAAAATTCTGAAATATATTTAATACAAGAGGTGCAAGATGAAAAATATGAACTTTTATTTGGTGATGGTTACTTTGGTAAGAAAATAGAGAACGGTTCTATCATTACAATTAGTTATATTCTTACTGATGGTGCCTCTGGAAACGGTCCTGGTGGTTCTTCTGGGTCAAAAGGTGTATTTGTATTCTCTGGTAGTTTATCAAACCCTTCTGGTGCCATTGTTGCACCTAGTAGGGCACCTGAAATTGAAACAATTAATAGGGCAAGTAATGGTGGTGAGATAGAATCTATTGATTCAATTAAGTATTATGCTCCTAGATTGTATTCTTCACAATATAGGGCAGTTACGGGAAGAGATTATGAAGCAATAATACAGCAAATTTACCCAAATACTGAAAGTGTTTCTGTTGTTGGCGGTGAAGAGGTAGATCCACCCCAATTTGGAACAGTTTTTATCACAATTAAACCAAAAAATGGTGAATTTGTTTCTGATTTTGATAAAACACAAATACTTTCTAACTTAAAAAACTATTCTTTAACAGGAATTAACCAAAAAATCTTAGATCTTAAGATATTATACATTGAACTTGAATCTTATGTTTATTATAACGATTCTAAAGTCCAAAATATCAATGATTTGCAATCAAGAGTGTCAAATAACCTCAAAAAATACTCAAATTCGCTAGATCTTAATAAATTTGGTGGAAGATTTAGATATAGTAAAGTTTTAAGTGTAATTGACAACATTGATGACTCAATAACATCAAATATTACAAGAGTACGGATTAGAAGGT